GTATTAAGGAGAATAAATATGGCTCAAGTATCTTCAATTAGTAGTGTTGGAACTACTGAGCCATTTTATCTTCGTCATGGAGCTTAAGTATGGCAACAAGTGGTACAGTTGCATTTAGACCAGATGTAGAAGAAATAATCACTGAGGCTTTTGAGCGTTGTGGCATAGATATACAGACAAGAACTGGTGACCACGCTATATCTGCAAGAAGAAGCATTAACTTATTGTTTTCTGAGTTTGCTAATAGAGGCATAAACTATTGGACTTTGTCACAAAACACGTTGCCATTAGTTAATGGTACTACGAGTTATACACTTCCAGTGGGAACTATAGATATATTAGACGCAGTTATAAGAGATAGCTCAAGTAACACAGATCAAATTATTAATAGAATTACAATACAAGATTATAATCAATTGCCAAACAAAGATACTGCAGGAAAACCAAGTCAGTATATGATAGATAGGCAATATACGCCAGTAGTTTATTTTTGGTCAGTACCTAATACATCTACATATTCTTTAGTTTATTGGGCTATGAACCAATTAGAGGATGTTACTTTATCTAATCAAGATGCAGATGTGCCATATAGATGGAGTGACACTATATGTGCTGGGTTAGCTTCTAAATTGGCTATGAAATATGCACCAGAGAAATTTCAGTTATTAAACGAGATGTATGAAAGGTCTTTTAACTTTGCGGCATCAAGTGATAATGATGGCGTAAGCTTGAGGGTTCAGCCAACTGCGTTGAATATGACATAATGGCGAAATTAGCTAGTGGCAAAAAATCTGTAGCGATAAGCGATAGAAGTGGTTTTAAGATTAAATATACTGATCTTAAGACGACTTGGGATGGATTGCGTGTTGAGCCTAGCGAATGGGAACCGAAGCATCCACAATTAACGCCAGCCAAAAATGTTGTAGACGCTACTGCATTATTTCAACCACGACCAGACAATGATCCTGAAAACGTAGAAATATATTATGGCTATGCACAAAACATATTTGCATCTAAGGTTGAGCGTTCACAAACTGGTGTTGGGATAAAAGGTCAAGGTGCAATTGGTTATTTGGGTATAATAACAGATGCATCTAAATCAGTCTCTGGGTTAGCAGGCACTGGTGCTATTGGAACATTTACTTTATTTATAACACTGGATGTGAGTGCAACTGGAGTGTCTGGAACAGGAGCTATTGGAACAGAAACATTCGAACAAGAGGCAAATCCAAGTGGTCAAGCAGGAACTGGTGCTATTGGAGTTTATACAACAGAATCAGAACTTACTGAAACAGGTGTCGCAGGAACTGGTGCAATAGGTAGCGAAACTATACAATTAGAAATAAATGAAGTTGGCGTTGCTGGAACTGGGGCAGTTGGATTTACTAACGAGACTGGCAATGGTAATGTACAATTACAAGTCACTGGATTAAGTGGTTTAGGTGCAACTGGAAACATTGGTGAAGAAGTTGGTGTATCTGAAGCTATTGAAACTGGATTGGCTGGAACAGGTGCAATAGGAACATTTACAGTAACAATTAATACTGCATGGGGAGAAGGTGCTTGGAGTGAAGGAACATGGGGTGAATAAATGAATTATACAAACTTAGTATCAGATATACAGAATTTTATGGAAGATGACAGTACAGAGTTTCAGAACTCTATTCCAGACATCATAACGCAAGCAGAGGCAATGATATTTGCTAGATTGCCTAGTCTACCTTGTTACAGACAAAAGCAGAGTGGCAACCTTGTTATAGGAACTGCTGAATATGCAGTAGCTAACGCTAGAATGATTAGGCAAGTATCAGTAACCAAAACAGATAGTGATGTAATATACTTAAAACACAGATTAGATTCATATTTAAGAGATTATGTTCCAAATGCATCTACTCAAGGAACACCATTTATGTACGCTACAAAAGATGCAGACACAAGTGGTATAACAATATTACTGGGCCCAGTACCTTCAGCAACTCTTGCTTATGAGGTAGATTTTGTGGGTCTAGAAACAGGATTGTCTTCATCTAATTCTAATAATTGGATTGGAGATAATGCAGAGCAAGTTTTGCTTTCAGCTTGTCTATATGAAAGTTCTTCTTTCCTAAAGGCACCCGATAGTGTAAACTTGTACAAAGCACAGTTTGATGAAGCAATAGCGTTGTTTCAGCAAGAAATGCAACGTAATTATCGAGCAGAATACGAAGGAGGTATTTAACAAATGGCAATTACACAAGCAATGGCGACTTCTTTCAAGTCTGAAATACTGCAGGAAGGTCATAACCTAGCAAATGGTGGAGATACTATTAAGATAGCCCTTTATACTAGCTCTGCTTCATTAGATGCGACCACAACTGCATACTCAGCATCAAATGAAGTAAGTGGTACTGGTTATACTGCAGGAGGAGAAACCCTTACAAACCAAGAAGTGAACACATCTGGAACTACTGCATATTTTGATGCTGATGACCCAACATGGACAGGTGCAAGTTTTACTGCAAGAGGTGCATTGATTTACAATAGCACCAATAGTGACAAAGCTATAGCAGTACTAGACTTTGGTGGTGATTTTACAGTATCAAGTGGTACATTTAGAATTGTATTTCCAGCAGCAGGAGCATCAGCGATTATAAGGATAGACTAAAATGGCAAGCACATATGTTAATGACCTTAGGCTTAATGAATTAGGTACTGGCGATGCTAGTGGTACTTGGGGAACTATAACTAACCTTAACTTGGAGTTAATAGGTGAGGGATTAAGTTTTGCTACTCAAGATTGTTTTACTACAGATGCAGACGCTACAACAACAATAGCAGATGGAGCAAGTGATCCTGCTAGGGCGATGTATTTTAAAGTTACATCGTCAGCAACATTAACTGCGACAAGAACATTAACTATAGCACCAAATACTGTCTCAAGGCTTCAGTTTATTGAAAACGCCACAACTGGTGGTCAGTCTATAAACATATCTCAAGGCAGTGGTTCAAATGTCACTATTCCTACTGGAGCTACCAAAGCAGTATATTTAGATGGTGCAGGAAGTGGAGCAGCAGTAACAGACGCTTTTGCTGATTTAAATGTTGGAACAATAGATGCCACAACATTACAGATAGGTGGAACATCTGTAACTGCAACAGCAGCCGAGCTAAATTACAATGACGTTACTACACTAGGAACAGTTGAGGTTAGTAAGGTTGTAACTGCTGATGCAAATGGTGATGTATTATTCCCTGACAACGAAAATTTAAAGTTTGGCACTGGAGGTGACTTACAAATTTATCATGATGGGTCGAACTCACATATAGTTGATAGTGGAACTGGAAACTTTAATATTTCAGCTACTAATTTTAATGTTTATAATGCAGCGGGAACTGAACAAAAAATAGGGGCAACATCTGATGGCTCTGTAGACCTTTACTACGATAGCGTTAAAAAGTTTGAAACCACCTCAACTGGAGTTGCTATAACAGGCTCAGCAACAGCAGATGGTGATGCAGTTAAGGTTGCAGGCACAGAAACAATATGGATTCCAGCTAATTCTATGTACCCAAACACAACAAATGGATGTGCTTCGATTACACAAGTTGAATTATCTAACGGTCCAGAAATAAAAGTATTAGATTTTGACCCAAGTTCAGATGAGAACGCACAGTTTTCTATTGCATTTCCTAAGTCTTGGAATGAAGGAACTATTACATTCAAAGTTTTTTTCACCGTAACTGGAACAGATACTGGCACAGTTGCATGGGGATTATCTGGTGTTGCGATTGCGGACGATGGCTCTATCGACACAGCATTTGGAACAAATGTAGTTGCAACTGCTAAAGCACATAGTGGCACATCAAACGATTTAGATGTTACTGCTGAAAGTGGTGCAGTAACAATAGCTGGGTCACCTGCGGCAGGTGAACAAGTGTTTTTTCAGATAATGAGAGATGTATCAGCAGACACTCAAACTGGTGATGCAAGACTGTTAGGTATACAACTTTTCTTTACAACTGATGCTGCTAATGACGAGTAGGTTTTAAAATGACTGGTTTTGGTTATAACATAAATGGATTTGGAACTGGTGGTAGTTTACCACCATATAATGCTGACCTTCTAATTGTAGGAGGAGGTGGAGGTGGTGCTAATGGAGCTCCAGATGGTAGAGCTGGTGGAGGTGGTGGAGGTGGAGGTTTCAGAACCTTCACTTGCCAAGAACTTACTGCAGGAGAAAATTATGTTATTACTGTTGGGGCAGGAGGTGCAGGTGGTAACCCAAATGCCAGTGGCGGAAATTCATCTATCGTAGGTGGTGGACTTTGTCTAGTATCTAATGGTGGTGGTAGAGGTGGTACTGCATATGAAAAATTACCACCAGAGGGTGCTTTTGACCCTTGTATGGACGGTGCATCTGGTGGAGGAGGTGGAGGGTCGAATGCCAACGTCCATATACCAATTGGTGGTTGTGGTAACTCACCTCCTACAAGTCCATCTCAAGGAAATAATGGTGGTCGAGGTGGTGGAGCAGACTGTTTCATAGCGGGTACTCAAGTTATGATGCATGAAGAAGGCAATAATGCACCACAATCATTTAAAAATATAGAGGATGTACAAGTTGGCGATAAGGTACATAGGTTTGATTCAAAATCAAATGAGGTTTTAGAACTAAAAAATAATATGAGTACCAATGGTAGAAAACTCGTATCTATAAATCATAGTGAATATTTCTTTACAGAAGACCACCCACTCAAAACCACTGATGGTTGGAAATCAGTTAACTCTAAAATGTCGAATGAAAATTATAAGGGAACTTTTAAAATTAGTCCTTATACTATGAATATTGGTGAGGTAGGACAATTACAAATAGGCGATACCATCATAGGTCATAATGGCAATGATACTGTTGTAACTGCAATAGCAACAAAAGAAGTGCCAGATAACACACCCATTTACAATTTTGCTCTTGATGGAGACCATGAGTACTTTGCAAATGGCTTCTTAGTCCACAACAAAGGTGGAGGAGGAGGAGGTGGTGGTGGTGCTGGTGCCGTTGGTGGTGATGGTGCAGGAAACGGCCCTGGAGGTAGTGGAGGAGCAGGCTCTGCCAATGATTATTCAACAGGTTCAAACGTCACATATGCGGCAGGTAGACCAGGCGGCCCTTTTTCAGGCGGACCTGGTACAGCAGGTACTGCTAATCTTGGTCAAGGTGGTGGAGGTGGAGGTGCTACCTCTGGTACAGGAGCAGCAGGTGGCTCTGGATTTGTTGTTATAAGATATGATACATCACAAGCAGGTGCGGCAGGAGCATCTGGAGGTAATTCAACTAACACTTATTGCTCTGGTTGTGTAAGTTATAAATCACATAGATTCACCTCGTCTGGTTGTTATACTGCATAGGAATATAGATGGCACATTTTGCATTATTAGATGAAAATAACAAAGTAATAAATGTTATCGTAGTAGCAAACGAATATATATTAGATAAAGATGGCAATGAATCAGAAGCCATTGGTAAGGCATGGTGCGAAAAGCATTGGTATAGAAGAACTAAATCAGTAGGTTCTAACTGGGTTCAGACATCTTATAATACCTATGGTGGCAAATATTATAATGCTGATGGTACATTGGCAGATGACCAAACAAAAGCCCTTCGTAAAAACTATGCTGTTATTGATGGTTACTATGACCCAGATAGAGATGCTTTTTTACCAAATCCAAATATCTTTAGAGGTTGGGTATTAAACGAAACAACCTGTCAATATGAACCACCAACACCAGACCCAACAAATGGAACTCATTTATATCTATGGGATAATGAGACAGAAGATTGGGTTCTTGCCTTCTAAAGCATAATTTTACTATTGTAATTTAATATTCTTCTTATAAAATAAATAAAATTAAGAAGGTAGAGGCTATAATGGAAAAAGATGTTTTAGATGCATCCCCATATTTTCAATCACATGTATACACAATTGATAAGCCAGAGTGGGTTTCAGATATTGATAAGGCTTGTGACATTTACATTGAGAGAGCAAAGGGTAATAAAGAAGAATACTTAAAGCATAGACGAGAAGCATGGGGAGAAAAACTTTGGAAAGAAAAAGGCGATTTTGGTACAGTTTATCATTCTGATTCAAGGTTATTAGAAGACCCAAAACTGAATCACTTTGTTGATTATTGTGGTACGACAGCTTGTCAAATATTAGATAGTCAAGGTTTTGATATATCTGAACATACACCATTTTTTACTAGTATGTGGGTGCAAGAATTTCCTAAATTTGGTGGTGGTTTCCATAACACACATATACATGAAAATGACCACATATCTGGATTTTATTATCTAAGGTGTAGTGAACGTACATCTGTGCCAGTATTCCATGACCCTAGACCTGGAGCTATACAAAGTGCTTTACCAGAAAAAGATAGCTCTAAAATTACATATGCATCTAAATCAGTACATTACAATCCAAAGCCAGGCACATTAATATTTTTTAACTCATATATGCCTCATGAATACAAATTAGATGCAGGTATAGATGATTTTAGGTTTATACATTTTAATATACAATTTATAAAAAACGATATTGTCCAGTTTTGTAAAAATTTATAATGTCTTTTGAAAAAAATAAATACATAGTTATTAGAAACATCTTATCTAAAGATATTGTTGATTTGGCTCATAGATACATCATGAGAAAAAAACAAGTATATGATTTGTTAGTAGATAACAAAATTGTATCGCCAGTAACAAATTACAATTACTGGAGTAGTCCTGACCCTCAAGTAGCAAATGCACATTACTCATCTTATGGGGATGTATTGATTGATACATTGCTTGAAAATTTAAAACCAAAAATAGAAAAGAAAACAGATTTAGAATTAATCGAAAACTACACCTTCACACGAATTTACAAAAATGGAAATAAATTAACAAGACATATAGATAGGGATAGTTGTGAAATATCTGGAACATTAAATTTAGGTGGAGATAATTGGTCTATATTTTTAGACCCTACAGGTGGCAGAAATAAAGAAGGAATATCAATAGATTTAAATCCTGGCGATATCTTAATATACAAAGGTTCTGAATTAGAACATTGGAGAGAAACTTTTACTGGAAAATCTTGTGTCCAGAGCTTTTTTCATTATCACGATAAAAATGGTAAACTTAAAAATAAAGCTAGATATGATGATAGAAAAATGCTTGGAATACCAATGTGTTCTGGTGTTAAAATGATTTAGGGAGGAAACATGAAAAGCTATGATGCACCACCATATGAAAGTGAAACATTACAATCATTTAATTTACCAAATTTTGGCATAATTCAATGTAAACTTAATGATGATTTCGTTAAATATTTATGGGAAATAATTGATATTGCCAAGCAAAATGGAGTACCAAATCCATATGAAGGTGGTAATGAAAATCTTAAAGGTTTACCAGTTTCACTTAAACTTCATGACAAAGATAATTATTTTTTAAAAATTCTACCAGATTATGTAACAAAATATAAAGATTCATTTGGCGAGACATTCTGGACAGATAATGAAGGTAAGGTAGAAACAGAATTTAGATTAAATGATGTATGGGTAAATTTTCAAAAAGAAAATCAGTTTAATGCTGCACATACTCATGCAGGTATTTATAGTTTTGTTATTTGGCTTAAGTGTCCAGCACCATCAACATTTCAGTTTACCTACCCAACAACAATAGGTGGATTAAATCATTTATCATATAGCACAGACTCATCTTATGAAAATATGATGGTCTTTTTTCCTGCACAACTTTTACATCAAGTATATCCTTTTTATGAAAGCGATGAGGTCAGAGTTAGTGTAGCAGGTAATATAGGGGTTTTTAAAAAATGACCATAAGACTGATACAAAAGCCTAATAATATACAAAAATCAACTAAAGAAGAAAATGGGTTATGGTGTTGGTACAATGAAATAGATAAAGATACTTGTAACAAAATAATTATGTCAGCTAATGATACTTGGCAAGTTGGTAAAGTAGGTATGCATGGTAATGGTCGTGAAGTATCTAAACAAAGAATAACAGATATACATTTCAATAATGAACAATGGATATATGATTTAGCAGAACCTTATATGAGGCAAGCAAATAAAAATGCAGGTTGGAATTTTGATATTAGTGGCATGGAGTCGTATCAAATAGGCAGATACACAGCAGATAGTTCTGGTCATTATGATTGGCATAAAGATAGTATGGGCACATGGAATAGTATTTATAACGTAGACAATCCCAATTTGCATGGTAAAACAAGAAAAATATCAATGAGTTTATTACTTAATGATGATTACGAAGGTGGCAAATTAGAAATTTGGGGATTTAATCAAAATGCACATAAACAAGGTAGTATAATATTTTTTCCATCTTATATGCCACATAGAGTTACACCAGTTACAAAAGGTGTTAGATATTCTTTGGTTATTTGGTTTTTAGGAGCACCTTTTAAATGATTGATGTAAAAGATGATTATCTGCCTGAAGTAATTATACATGATTTAGAATATTGTATGCTAGGCAACAATTTTGCTTGGTTTTTACAAGACGATTATTTTGTACATAATTTTTGGAAAAACAATGACTTTTCTAATCGCTATAATGATATCTGTCGAGCATGGATGGATATGTATATAAAACCATCAGCATTAATTGATGTTAAAGGTACATTATATAAAAAGTCACAAAGATTAAAATCATATAAAATTAATTCAAAATATAAAAAATCTCATACTTCTGTTTTGTATATAAATAATAATAACGGGTGTACAAAATTTGAAGATGGAACTATAATAGAAAGTATTAGAAACAGAATAATAACATTTCCTGCTAATTTAAATTATGCAGAAACGAATTGTAAAGATGAAGATTTTAGATGTGTTATTACTATAAACTATTATAAAGAGGCTAAGTGATGGTTAAGGCAAGCGATGTCAAAGCACAAATAGATACTCATGAAGCTGTATGTGCTGAAAGATGGAAAGAGACGATATTAAGAATTAAGCGAATAGAAAGCATAATGATTGGCGTTGCAGGCACTATGATTTTGTTCATGGCGACCATAATTTACAAAATGTAAAATGAAGAAGCTACAAGAAGATAGTAAATACGAAGAGTACGACCAAGATGGAGATGGCGTTGTAACTGACGAAGAGCTATCTCATGTTAAAGAAATCAAGAAAACTGAAGATGAATTAAGAAAACATTTAGCACAACTGAGGATGGCGAGATACACTTTAATTTCTATGGGATTGTTTACAGTAGCTATGTTTTTTGTAGATATAGAACGAGTAAAAGCGTTAAGCGACATAAGTAATTTATTTTATTTATCAGGTGCTGGTATTGTTGGTGCATATATGGGTACTACTGCATGGATGTCTAGAAAGTGACTGCATTTATGCTAGTCTGCTATTTGGGGGCTAATATGGAATTTATACATTTTAAAAATATAAACGATTGCATATTATATAAAAATAGTCTTCATAACCAAGTAATAGAAAGAAATAAAGAGCAACAAGTTTACCAATGTATGTGTAAATTAATACCTAATGTAGATACAAATAAGGTGAGGGTATATTAATGTTACAAGCTTTAATTGGTCCCGTTACAGGACTTTTAGACAAATTCATAGAAGATAAAGACCAAAAGGCTAAATTGGCTCACGATATAGCCACAATGTCTGAGAAACACGCTCAGGAACTAGCCAAAGGTCAGTTAGAGATAAATAAAGCAGAGGCACAGCACAAGTCTATCTTTGTTGCAGGCTGGCGACCATTTATAGGTTGGACTTGTGGCATAGCTTTGTGTTGGCACTTTGTGTTAGCACCAGTAACTATATTCTTGTGTGCATATTTAGGTGTGACTATACCAGAGCTTCCAGTTTTTGATATGAGTTCACTTATGACTGTTTTGATGGGAATGCTGGGACTTGGCGGGCTCAGGACATATGAAAAACAAAAGGGTTTGACGAAATGATGTGGAATTGGTTGCGTTTATCAACTTTCTTCAATAAAATTGGTAATTATTTCTATTATAAACATGTTGAATGTTTAAGGCGTAAACAAGGAAGATAAATGGATATTGAAGTTTTAAAACAACAGCTTATAGAAGACGAAGGTTGTGTTTACAAAATATATAGATGTACTGAAGGGCATCCTACTGCAGGTATAGGGCATCTTATTACTGAATGGGATGAAGAATACTTTAGTAAACCTATAGGCACAGAAGTGTCAAAAGAACAAGTTGATGAATGGTTTGTCAAAGATATAGAAAAAGTCATTGATGACTGCACAATACTCTATGACAACTTTTATGAACTTCCAGAAGAGGCACAATTAATAATTGCTAATATGATGTTTAATCTTGGTCGCCCTCGTTTGAGTGCATTTAAAAAAATGAAGGAAGCAGTAGATGACCATAATTGGATAGAAGCTGCTATACAAATGGAAGATAGTAAGTGGGCAAAGCAAGTTCCAAATAGAGCGAATAGGCTTTGTGAAAGAATGAGAGACATAGGGTTTGTTACATAATGCCATTACAATTAATGCAAATTAAACCAGGTATAGTAAAAGACATTACTCAGTATGCGGCAGGTAAAAACGGGCCGTATTGGATAGATGGAAATTTTATCAGATTTAAAAATGGGTATGCAGAGAAAATTGGAGGTTGGTTAAAAGAAGCATATGATGCAGTAGACGTTAATGGCGACATAACAGAAAATGAAACTACAATACAAGGTATTGCACGAAACATGATATCATGGAGAGCAAATACTGATGGCGAAGATAGAATTGCTATAGGAACACACAATCATCTTTATTTAATTGTAAACAATGCTTTGTACGATATTACGCCTCTAAGAAAAACAACAAATAATTTAAGTAACCCATTGTCCACTACTGAGGATAGCACGACTGTAACTGTAACAGATACATCGCATGGAGCTTCAGATGGCGACTTTGTTGTTATCGAAGAAGCCACTGCAGTAGGAGGGATAGATGCAGACACACTAAATCGTGTTGAAGGCTATCAAATAACATACATAGACGCCAATAGTTATAGCATAACAGTTCCAACCGCAGCCAGTAGCACTGCAACTGGAGGTGGCACTAGTTTAGATGTAAAATACCTAATAGGAGTGCAAGATGGATTAGGGCAACAGTCTGCAGACCCTGCTTTAGGATGGGGTGTTGGCAGTTGGGGTGGTAGCACATGGGGCACACCTAGAGCAACCTCAGTAAGCGATGTAAAGTTAGAAAACTCGCAATGGAGTTTGAATTTATGGGGCGAAGATTTATTAGCAACTGTAAGAAATGGACAAATATATTATTGGGATGTAAGTAATGGCGAATCAACTAGAGCAACCCTAGTGTCTGCAGAAGCAGACGCTACTAGTGTACCAATAACTAACAGAATTTCTATTATATCTTTTCCAGATAGACATTTAGTATGCATGGGTACTGACCCTATAGGAAGTTTAGGAAACATAGACCCCATGTTAGTTAGGTGGTCAAATCAAGAAAACTTTGCACAATGGCAACCTACAGTTACAAATACCGCAGGTGATCAAAGATTAGAAGTTGGAACTAAAATTATAGGTGCAGTAAGTGCAAAAGACGAAACATTTATAGCCACTGACGAAGCAGCTTATGGTATGAGTTTTATAGGTCCGCCTTTTGTATTTTCTTTTAGATTATTAGCTACAAATTGTGGTGCTGGTGGCAAAAATACAATCATGGCAGTAGATAACACTGTCTATTGGATGGGTAAATCTAGTTTCTTTATATATGATGGTATTGTCAAAGACTTGCCATGTTCAGTGCAATATTTCGTATTTGATAGAATGCAACTTGATTACATAGATAAAACAGTTGTAGGTCATAATAAAAAATACAACGAAATTACTTGGTTTTATGTAAGTAATGACAATTCTGCAGGAACAAACAATCCTGAGCCAGATAGCTATGTAACATTTAATTATCAAGAATTGGCATGGTCTATAGGAACTTTAAATAGAACAGTTTGGTCTGATGCATTTGGAGTTAGAAAAGTTCCATTTGCATTTGACGAAACAGGCATACTTTATAATCACGAAACTGGCACAAGTGACAATGGTTCTGCAATGAACAGCTTTGTAGAAAGTTCAGCTATGGAAATATCTCAAGGTGGTGATAACACATTTTTGGTCGACAAAATTATTCCAGATTTAACTGCAACAAGCGACACATCTTTGGCTGTGACATTAAAAACAAGAAAGTACCCCAACGCCCCTGATATTACAAAAGGATCATTTGCAGTTACAAATCAGACTGAGAAAATAAGCACTAGGGCTAAAGGAAGGCAAATGACTATGAAAATAGAAAGTAGTGGCACAGACGATAGTTGGCAATTAGGTGACTTTAGATTAAACGTAAGAGAGGATGGATTAAGATGACTGAAACTGCTCCTACAAATATTAGCATTAGAATGCCAACGCCTTTGTCAACATATAACATATCTTGGGCGAACAACTTAGTATCCTCCATAGACTTGCAGAACAGAAGTTCTATATTAGCTCAAAATGCATCAAATAAAGCTACAGAGGACATAGCAGAAGCTTTGACATGGTTCTATGCCTAATAGTTACAAAAATGCATTACTTGATTTAACCTCGACAAGTGAAACAACTTTATACACAGTGCCTACTGCAACAAGTACAATATTCAAGTCGATATTGGTATCAGATGACAGTGGAAGTGGCGATAGTATAACTTTGACCTTAACAAATGGGGCTAATGTGTTTAGTATATACAAAACGAAGACTATAAGTGCTAATGGAACAGAAGAATTGTTAACAAACCCTTTGGTTTTAGAAGAAGGTCAGATTCTCAAGGTAACTGCGGCAACTGCAGATAGATTGCATGTTGTAGGTAGTTTTCTAGAAGTGACGTAAGGAGATATAAATGGCAGTCCAATATGATGCATTTGGAAATCCAATTAATTTAACTGATCCATTAGAGCAGAA